GTTCGCCAGTTGCTCCGGGGTTGCCTCAGCGATGGCCTGGGCCACTACGCCCTGACGCTGCTCCACGGGGTCGTTGGTGCCCGGGGTGATCCCGAAGACCTTCTCCAGGGCCGTCACTGCGGTGCCCGCCAAGGGGCCACCGATGACGCTCGCGATGGTCGGGGCGAGGTTCGTCACCACACCCGCGATAGCTGTCCAACTCATGCTGCCTCCTTTTTTTGTGTGAAGTCGCAGCCAAGCAGGAACTCAGCCATCTCGCCCGAGCGGCGCGTGACCAGGCCCGCGAGGACCTTACCTGCCGCCTTGTTCCACTTCGGGAATTCCTTGGCCGCGCCCTCTAGGTCCCCCTTGTTCAGGAGTGCCAAGAGCGTGGAGTGGTCGAAGTTGCCCATCCCGATGTTGTACATCAGGGAACAAAGCGCCGCCTTCTCTTCATCGGTCATCTTGAAGGAGACCACGCGGTCCAAGTGGGTCCCGAGGGCCACCACACGATCCAGGAGGTCCTGGTCAGCCTGTACCTGGGTCCACACGGTCGCAGGGCCGATCTTCGGGCCGGTTGCGCCGTATCCAACGGTCCATGGTGCGGCACCGGTCGCAGGGTCGGGGTATGCCTTGAGGCGGCATCCTTCGAACTCCTTAATAAGTTTCAGTGCTTCGTCGCACCACGTCATATTGAATTTTCCTTAGGTTGGGGCCTTCGCGGCCTCGAGCGCATCCACCCGCCCCTGCAGTTCCTGAATGGTCTTCAGGGCAAGGAGGAGGAGCTTGTTGGTGTTGAGGGAGAGAGTCCCGTCCGAGAGGTAGTCGATGTACTCATCGCTCACATCGCTTTCAACCTGCTGCGCGATGACACCGAGGTCCCAGTGGCGACCGGCGTTCGTCTCGAGATCATTCTGTTTGAAGTCGAACGAGACGAACTTAATGGCTGCGACCTGCTGCGCGTACGTCTTCGCGTTGGGGACAATGTTCTCTTTGTAGAACTCATCGGACGTGAAGTAGTTGCAGCCTACCGCGCCGATGTCCGTGATCCACTCGATGTAGCCGTTGGAGCGCGTGGGCTGGTTGACGTTATTCGACCCAAGGCGTTGGTTCACCATGCGGACCAGGGTGTTATCCGAGGAGCGCATCATGTACGGCGAGTTCGCATCAGCGGAGACGAAGCCCCACTGCTTCAGGGTGTCAGGGACGAGGTTCCCAGTGTCCCAAGGCGTGAGACCACCGGCCCAGTTCGGGCGTGCCCGAGGGAAGCTGACGATGCCGTTGTCATAGAACTGCGCGTTGTACTGGTTCTGCGCTTGATTAACGACCCCGAGGAAGTTGCTCGGGTCAGCAGCGAGAGATGTGTTGTACCCGTTACTGGCGGTGAAGAGGATACGGGTGTTGTAGACCCCCACCTGGCCTGTGAAGGTAGCTCCAGTGGTCTGTGCGGGACTCGGGAGGTTCCCTGTGTGCCAGAGGGTATAAAGAGGGCCGTAGGCGCCGCCGCTCGCAGAGAACTGAATGAGGCCGTCATACCGAAAACGACACGAGGAGAAGCCAGCAGCCTCACTACCAGTGATGGAGTAGCCCCCAACTGAGTGGACGTTACCGCCTGCATACAACTCACCACGCGAAGTGACAACACCGTTATCAGCGATGGTAAGGTTCACCGCAGTGTTTGCGCTGTTGACCACCTCAACCGTGGCGTTGGCTGAGTTTCCCCGGATTACAGGGTTGAACGAGTTGGACCCTGCGGACAGCATGACCTGCCCGATAGTGCTTGGGCTTCCTGCGCCTACACGAACAGGACCTCCGATGACCACGTTAGACCCATCTCCACACAAGGTGACGCTGCCGTCTGTGAAGTTGAACATGAAAGGGCGCTTACCGTTCCACGTACCTCTCTGGTCCCCCGAGGCTGTCTGCATGAGGTATAAGTTGGAGCTATCACTCCTCCAGAAAACCCCGTAGTTTCCTTGGACGATCCGGTAGTTGTTCGCGTACGTGCTGATGATCTCGCCGGACACATCCCCGCCAACCTTCTTAACGTAGGTGTTCGGGTCGATGATGGAGGCGGAAGTGGCGGCAGCAGCAGCAGAGGCAGCAGCGTCGTTCTTCGATGCCAGGGCATCCGCTTGGGAAGCTGTAGCCGAAGCGGCATTGGTAGACGCAGATGAGGCCGACGAGGCAGCGTTCAGTTCGCTGGTGTGAGCTGCGTTCTGGCTCGCGAGGGCTGCGGCTGCACTACCCGCGCTGTTCGTCTCGGAGACCTTCGCTGCGTCCTGGGAACCCTTTGCGGCCACCTGGGAAGCGGCGCTCGCCTGCTCGGAAGCCTTTGCGGCGTCCTGGGATCCCTTGGATGCCACTTGGGAGGCTGCTGCAGCGTCCTGGGAGGCCTTCGCGGCGTCCTGGGATGCCTTGGCAGCGTTCTGGCTCGTCAGGGCCGCAGAGGCGCTTACAGACGATGCTGTGGCCTGGGTCGTGGCCGTGGTGGCGGCAGTGGTTGCCGTCGACAGCGTGTCCTTGGCCTGCTGAAGCGTGGTGTTGGCCGAGGCCAGGGTGGTGTTCGCCTGCCCTGCCAAGCTCGAGACGTTGGTCTCGGAGATCTTCGCGTTCGCTGCGGAGGCCGAGGCGGCTGCGGCTGCATCCGTGGCGACCGAGGAGGCCGTGGTGGCCTGGGAGACCTCGTCGGTGAGCGTCGAGATCAGCCTGTCGGTCGTCGAGGCTTCCGGGGGCGTCGAGGTGCCGTTGAAGAAGCCCGAAGGGTTGCTCGGCTCGGTCGTACCGGAGCCTTGGAAAAGACTGGTCATCAGTACTCCGTGTTATATGCCGGGGACATGGCCTGTGCCGACTGTTCCATGTCAGTCATGCGGCCCTGCTCGTCCAGGTCGTTGTAGAGTTGGGTGAAGCGGTTCTCGAAGGCAGGTACGCGGTCATCGACGTAGTAGTCGCCTGCGTAGCCCAGAGCACCGTAGATCAGAAGGTCAGCCGCGACCGTCGAGAAGAAGTTCTCGTCCGTGTCGACCAGTAGCTGCGGCTGCGAGGCGTAATAGACCATGGTGATGGTCCGCCCCTCGGGCAGCGTGGGCTTGATCAGGTAGGAGGCCCCTACCCGGCTGTAGTACCGCGACTCCTGTGCGGGGGCCATGGGGATCCCGAGGAAGTGCCCCAGGTCCTTGTTGACCATGAGGACGCTCCCCGAGTACAGGTACTTGAGACTCAGGAAGTCCGACGGGATCACGATGGCGTCCGTGGGGACCGTGGGGTCCTGGCCCGTGGTCAGACTCATCTTTTCCATGCCTGGGACGCGGAGCGTGCGCTCAAGACGCGTCTGGGCCATGTGGATGAAGTCGTTCGCCAAATCCGTGTCACAGTCGTTGCGGTTCAGAATGGCGAGGAACTTCTTACGGATGTTGGCGAGGTTCATTTAGGGGTCTTAGATTTCTTTGGCGGTCGCGAGGAAGTACTCGAGGTTTTCGTGCTTGAGCTTCGCGACGGATTTGCGGATGGGTTCCTGGTAGACGTCGTAGCCTTCACGCATCCACTTGTCGACGAGGCAGACAGGGATGGAGGCGACGTGCATGTACTCACGCTCGCGGACGTTGTGCGATGCGAGGCGTTTCTCCTCGAGGTCCTTGAGGAAGCGGTCGGGGATGTTTTGATGCGTCTCGATGATGTGGCCGTCCGTGTGGGACGTGACCGACACGTTGACGCCGTTGTCGAGTTTCAGCATGGGGAATAAAAAGGCCCCACTGCGCGAGAGTGGACGCAGCAGGGCATAAAGGAATTTGGGGGTCCCCGAGGCTTGCCGAGTGGCGAAGCGCGAACGGGGGACCGGAGGGGAACTAAGGGATCAGCAGAGCGCAGAACATGCGGTTACTGGTCCCTTAGGGGGCCATTACTGGCCGATGGTTGCGTTCGAACCCGTCAGGCCCTTGATTGCAGCCGAGGCCTTCTGGTTGACGTGCTTCAGCGAGAACTCGCCGATCAGTTGCGTGCGGTTCGCATCGCCGGTCACTGCCAGCGGGATACGCGTCCACGGGCGCAGCACAGCGA